GCCATTTGTCAATTGCAAAACTTCTATCAGTACCTATAATAATTTTCTTCCTATAACCCGGATTTAATATTTTATTGTTAACTTGTACAACAATATTATTTGCTAAAGGTTCTCTATTATATGGAAGGAGAACTTCTGCTTGTGGGTTAGCACCTGTTCTAAATATATGATAATTTTTTACACCATCAGGAACAAAAGATTCATCAACAACTATTTGACTAAAATCAGGTGTTGTACTATTATAAACTGTGTAATCAAAAATATCGCCTATTTGGCTTTTTGTTGTAAGCTCTATAAACAAGTTACCATTAACATTTAGAGGTGTTGCTAGTTCAACATTTCCGTTTCTTGTAACAAACAAACTATAATTTGTATCGTACTTGATATCTGTATGCAATCTTGTTGATTGATCAATAGCAACAATACGATCGCTGTCTATTACATCAAGACCATTATTATCAATTAATATAATGTTTAGATTTTTATTTGCAACTAAAGGTGTACTATCAGCAAATTGGAATGTGTTTGTTTTCCAATCAATTGTGTACAACGATGGATCTAGTATTTCATAATCTAGTTTTGCAATTACATTTGATTGCGACTTTGCTGTTCCGCTTAGTGCATACTCGAGTGTAGCATCGTCGGTTGTAAAGTTGTGTACAGTTATAACACCCTGTCCATCTTGAACTCTGTTGTACACTGTAATATCTAGTGCATCAACTAATTGGCCAGGTACCTGTTCCTCAGGTCCTTTACTTGTAGTTGGTGTAACAAATCCATCACCGTCAACTGTAATATCACCTGCTTGAACTCCAGTAGCAGTTGATAGCGCAAAATCGCCACCACGTAGTTCTACATCAAAATTAGTAAAGTCTGGAGTAGTTGTACCATCACTAGATTCTTTTCTAATAATAATAGTGTCACCGGCTTGGTTGGCAACATAAGGAATATCATCAAGAATGTTATATTCCTCAAGTATATCACTTAAAACAATACTAGTTGTAATACCGTCGCCGTTTATTGGACCCATTACAGCAAATGGTAATTTTTCATCTGCTGTTGGCCAACTATCGCTGTCTAGTCTAATTGGACTTTCGCTCTTAGGTGCAGCAACACTCTTGAAGTAAATGTTGTATGTAACGTTTGCTTCAAGAGGAGTAGCAAGATCAAGCACATTTGTACTACCATCTAATACAAATATTTCATCATCAAATGCACTGTCGTATGTGTCAAAACTGTTTACACCAAATCCATCAGTATCAAACCCTAGAGTATTACCAAATGAAATTGTATCTATTTGAACTCCACCGTAATCAATGCCATCCATTACTTGTGCAAGATCGTTACCTGGCATGCCGTCTGTTGGCTTATAGAAATAGGTAATTCTATCTGCTGCTGTCAACATACTTGCATTTCTATAATAATCTACAATAACAACAGCACCTGTTGCAGGAGGTTCTGCAAAACTAATAACACCTAATTTTCTAGTATACCCTGTGCTTGTATCTTCTTTGTTGCTAGGTGTAAACTCACTGCTTAAACTTTCAACTCCGTCTACTGTTACTTTGATTTTTGAAACTCTAGTGTCAATTGGCCATTTCAATACAAAATCAGTTGACGCACCGTTTCCTGTAAATGTTTCAGTTGGAACATGTAAATCAGTGAAAACAAGATTTCCTGATACACGATCAAACTTCATTAGCATATGTGTTGCTTTTGCTTTGCTATTACCAATAATAGCATATGCTCTTGCTGGTGTACCTTCTTCAGATTGTGTACCGTCAAAAGTTACAGTAGGTGCTGTAATATATTTTGCACCTTTTACATCAACATCAATAAAGTTTACAACATCTCCAGCAAGTGTAGCTCTACCTTTTAATGTAGGACCTCCGCCACCGCTTACAGTTACATTTGGACCATCAGTCCAACCTGTGCCGCCATCATAAATCTTAAATTCAGTTATTTCAAAACCAACATTATCTAACCAATGCTTTTGAGGATACGTTTCAACAAAAGGACTGTAAGTTTGTACTTCGCTATTGAACACACTTGTTCTTTCGGCAACAATACGTCCTTCTACTTCATCATAACGTGGCTGCAAATCAAAGTCAGTTACACTGGTTTGTGTCGGCTCTGTTTTTTGATAACTGCTTACGTATTCTCTAACTTTAGTTTTGTAAGGTTTTACTTCGTTTACATAATCTTCATAATTAGGAAGGTTATCATTTTTGAATGTAATTTTTTGTTGTAGTTCGCCAACATTGTGTTTTGCTTTTACAAAACTTGTTTTGAATACCCAATCAATATTAACTTGTTCACTTAATGCATATCTAATACTTGCAAAGAACAGTTTGTTCCACTCAACTTCTAGTTGGTCTACAAAAATTTGATTTTGTAAAGCCAACATAATGTTGCGTATTTCGTTTACAGGTTCTCTATCATACAAGTATGCATCAAATACTTGATTATCAAAGCCACTGGTTTGATTTTGATACAATAATTTTGATAATTGAATTGTACCATTTTGTCTACCAATAGTTTTATAATTTACAGTATAATCTACTTCTGGTAAGTTGTCAATTTTTTCTAGTAGTAACCAACCACCAGATCCAATGTTTTCAATCTTTACCACTTCGCCAATTAAATCGTTGGTTGCTTCTAATGCATAACTTCCAGGTACTAGATGATTGATAGCAGTAGTTTCATCATACCCTTCTGCATACCAGTCTGTATATTGCCAATATAATGTAGTATCATACGATTGTATTCTTTCTACACTCCATTCTTTTTGCTCCGGTGTGTAATTATACAATGCCCAGAATCCGCCAATGTTGCTATCATTTTCAACAAGCACTGTAAATCTTCTTACAATTAACAGTGTGTTATCACTGTAATTTTTACCTTCTTTTTCTACTACTGCACTTGTAACTTGTCCTAGGTTATTGATGTAAAGTTGTATTTTTGCACCTGTACCTGTGCCTCTAATATCTACAGTAGGTCCTTTGCGCACACTGCCTTCTGTATAACTAGGATCAACATATCCTCTACCTGGATTTGTGATAGTTACACTTTTAATTCTTCCATCAATAATTGTAGGTGTAAGTGTAGCAGTTTCAATTCTAGCAACAGGAACAAATCTTAAAAGATTTTCGCTTGCAATTTTAACATCGTAATCATTGCTGTAAATGCTAGGCATTGGGTCTGCTTTTTGTAAACCACTTAAACTAAAATCATCTACAATTAAGTTATCTGCAAGAACACCATTGACTCTTTCAACTACTTGCTTTAGAGCCTCAGTTCTATTGATAAACATACTTTGATTTGGAGTATTTAGAACACCATACCTACGAGGTATGCTAATATCAATGTCTGGTAGCTGATTACTGTTTTTGTCATATCCTACTAAACTGTCAATCCATTTTTGCACTATATCTGCATTAGGCTTGCTTGTAGCAACGCCTTCAGTTAGAAGCTGATATTCACTGTGAATATTATTTTCAGTTTCAAACTTTTTCCATTCAACATGCAGAATTATATTTTCATCTTTGATAAGATTTCTTACGTTGTAAAGTCCAAACTTGTTGTTTTCATAGAATGCTACAAATCTGTATCCTTGACCTGCAGGATCTTGAATAAGCAATGTTACATCATATGCACTAATGCTTCGTGTGTCAACTGCCGGAAGGGTTCTTTTGTTCTTTACCCAATAATAATATTTGTTTGAGAAGGTTCCTGTTACTGCATCATACACATCTGCAACAACATAACTGTCGTCATTGTATTTGGTTGTTCCACTAACACCATCTGCTAGGCCTTCTACTGTATCTGCAATATCATCCCATTCGCTCGGTAGTAAGTCGCTTTCAACCCATTCGTAAACGTCTACTTCAAAACTTGGTAGCGGAGTATTCCAATTGTTAGTTTTATATTCAAGGCCACGCTGTCTTGTATTAAACCATTTGATTGTGCTTAGGTCCCACCATAGCTTTCCAACATATCTACTGTCCCAAGGTGTTTTGTTTCCTGTATTTGTGCTGCCAATATTATACACAGCAGGATCATAATACAACTTGAAACTTAGTTCTTGCTCTGCAGGTCCTGCGATTTTACCTTGTACAGGATCAATATAATCCAAGTATGTTACAAGATCGCCGTTTGTTTTGTCGTACAAGAATACATTTTTAATCTGTGATAAATCAACATAATCTTGTATCAAACTATTTGAAGTCCAAGCATTAGTATTTTTCTGTGCTCTAAAATCTACAACAAATCCAACGTTTGTATCTAGGCCAAGACTATTAGTAAACATACTGCCAGGTTGTCCAACAATAATGTGGTTATCAACTATTTTCACACTTGGGAATAGAGCTTTTGAAGTATCTCTTAGATATCTCATTTTTTCTGCATAAATCCAAGTATCGTTGTAGTTTTCAAAAATGTAAACTTGACCGTTATCTACAACACGATCTCTAAATGCAGTTGCACTATTATCAAATTGTGTTAGATTTGAATCAAATGTCATTTCTGCAATATTATCACCGTTGGTGCTCATTATTGCAAGTTTGTTTTTGCTAAAATCTAAGCTGTAACCAAAGTATTCATTTTGCTGTCCTTTTGGAGAATACAATTCTTGTTGCAATTCAAACAAAGGATTTTCGCTGTCAAAATTGTATCTATAAAGATATACTTTACCATTGTTTAGACCTGTAAAGTCAGAGCCAATAGCACCTATTGCAATGTCTTTTCCATCATCTGATACTGCCAATGAATAAGCAAAATCGTCTTCTGCTGCTACATCGCCGTCAATGTTAGATTCGTAAACATAACGTCCGTCGTTGTTGTTGAATCTGTATACACTAACACGATTGATTCCTGTTGCATCTAAATAACCAGCAATAGCTATCACATTACCATCTTTTGATACATCAAAACTTTTACCAATATCAGATGCTGTGCCTAAACCTACACTGTCACTTTCTGTTTCTGTTACATCACCAAGATTAGGTACAAAACCAACATAGTCAATATATTGATCAAGTTGTTGCCACTCGCTGTCAACACCAGGTAGTATTCCACTACTTCCAAATACATTTGTTGTTGCTTTGTATAAAATATATCCTGCAAATACTATTTCACCTTCATAGTATGTTTTTAGAGGATCAAATGTACCTTTGTAATTTGGATCTCTTGAATAGTTGAAAATGTTTACATTAGCAAGACTGTTTTCTAAGAAATATATTCTACCATTATCTGCTAAACTTCTCACATAAAACTTGTGTACTAAATCGCTAGTAAATGCAGACTTGATTGCAATACCAAACTGCTCTCCTGATCTAGCAACAGGTGATAAAATTGTTGCTTCTAGTTTATAAGCTGTAACATCTTTTTTGTAGACATGTATAACACCTTGGTTTTGTAGATTACTTAAATATGCTGATTGGTCAGCAGTTAATACATCTACTAACTCCCAATCCTGTGACAAAGTACTGATTGTACTATCTGCTACACCAGCAGGAGTATCTCTTAGTGCTTGCCATAATGTACCTCTGTCAGATACAATATCATATTGTAAGTAGCTTGCAGTACCATCATATTCGCCAACATATTTGCTGCGAACATCACTTGCATTAGGTGCACCAACAATAATGTATTGTCCGTTTTCAGTTACGTCAACACTAGTACCAAAACCTGAACCTATATCATAAAGTGTACCAACAGTTAAAGTACCACTGTTTACATCGTGTGTGCCTAATGCTGTAGTATCTACAGGATTAGTTAACGCTTTATCTGTGTAAATTTCAAATGCAGTTGTAGTTGTTGGTTTTGCATAATAATAATTGTCGTTAAGAGCAGTAATACCAGTTGCATTTGAAATTAATATTTTTTCGCCTTCTCTAATTCCGTGTGCAATAGGTGTAGTAATTACACCAGGATTTGAATTTATTATACTTTCAATTGCTTGTGTTTTAATACCATCAATTTCTAAAGTTTGTAATAATGTGTATTCTAATGATTCACTTAATCTAGTATATACAGCAACACGACCATTTAATCCTGCACCAGGCATACCTACTGCCAACACTTGATTGCTACCACTTGCTGCAAAACTAGTACCATAACCTACATCTACTAATCCTTCTTCATTTGGAATTTCTGCTTGTAGATTAAATATTCTAGCATTATCAATTACTTCGCTTTTGCCAGTACCGTTATCGTCTAACCATAGGCGATCATTTTCAGTAACATCATAATCAATTAACAGTGAATTAATATCAGTGATATTGTTTAGTCTACGACCATTTAATTGTGATACTATACCAAGTGTACTATCACTTAAATCAATGCCTTCTTCTCCAATGTCTTTGTTTGAATAAAATTCAACAACATTCAAACTTACATCTCTAGCAGTCCAAAATCCGTTAACATCGTCGTTAACATTGTTAATACCAATAATTTCGCCGACGCTAAAAGGAACAGCTCTATCAAAAGTTGCTGTAAATCCAATATCTGTTTTGTCTATTCTAACAATTCTTACAGGAGATTGAATGTGTTTGTAAACACTCCATGATTGTTGTACTTCAGGTACCCAAATGTACTTGTTTAGATCAATACTGTTTATGTTGAAAGATAGCACATCTTTTAATGAACGTGCAATGAAGTTTACTTGATCAAGAGCAACGTATCCTGCTGTTTTGGTATATTCTTCTAAATTATCAGCAACAGGAAATGGTGCATGATCATAGTCGTTATTTTTTAGATATACTTTTGCTTTAGGATATTGATACACTAGATCAGTTCTAGTATTGTCAACTGTGTTGACCAATTCAACTGTTTGAGGCTCAATCCTAAATTGCTTTTCATCTAGTTGATATTCAACTTCGTCAAATGCATCTGTAGCACCGTATTGTCCGGTGCGTATTGCCCATTCTTCAAAAAATTCTAAACTGTCTTTATCAGCACTACCTAATTTGTCAAACAACTTTGTAAGAGCATTTTTTGTACCCTTATCTTGAATCATGCCTTGATAGAATTTATATTGACTTACATCGTCATTGATTATATTTTCTAAATATTGACGTTTTTGATAACCAATCAAGTGCTGTGCTAAACGCTGTTGTTCACTGTCAAAATTATCAGTGTCTAAGTCATAAAAATCGGTAAACTGATTTGCTCTGTAATCCCAGTTTGGTTTTAAGCTGCTTTTTGGACGCTCTGATAATACGTTCCAATTACTAAAGTTAAATTCTTCAGTGCCGCTGTGGGTTACAACAGCAGTGTAATAAAATTGCTTGTATTTTACTAGTTCTCCGATGTAATAATCTTTCCATGATTCCCATTCAGTAACCAATGCTTCATCATATGTAAAGCCGGGAATATTTAGACTACCGTTCCAATCGTCAGTTCTATAACCAACTACTTTTATGCGTTCTTGTCTATAGCCTGGTTCAGGATCATAAATTGTGTCATTGAAAACAGTTGTATTGTCAATCAATACAACATGTTCCTTTTGTACTAATGGTAGTTTAATAAAGAAAATACCTTCAGCATTATTCTTTGGAGCAATGCCAAATCTATTTGTGTTATCTCTAATAATATTTGTGTAGCTGGTTCTCAATTTGCCTGTATCTGCTTTTAACACATCTAAACCGTAAAAGTTATCAAACACATCGTCAACTACAAAATAATCTCTGTTAAATTCAACAGTGTTTGCACCAGGACTTAAAACAATTACACTGTTTGCAGCCCAGTTCTGTGTTGTCCAGAATAAGAATTCTTTGGTTGCTAATCTAAAATCTTCAATAGTTTCAGTTTCACGGTTGTTGTATTCAAAGCTAAATCCTAGCTCAAGTAAAGATTGTTCGTAGCCTAGTAAAAAGTCAACAACCTCTTGAGACTTTGTTAATATAGTACCATAATCAATTGTTGATTTAACGCTTTCAAATCTACGTCTAAGAACTGCATTAGCACCGCCAGCAATAGGTAATTCTTTTAGAGCACTATATAGTGTTGAATCAAACTCTGCACCTGTGATATGGTTTTCATTTGCTCTATAGAATCTATTGCTGTATTTTACAATTTTACCTGCAACAACTTGTTTATTTTCATCCCAATCAAGGAAGCTATCACTGATACCACCAACATTAATACCAATGTCGTTTGCACTTTCTATTGGCTTGTAATATTCAAAATACGGATCTTCTTTGTCGTATCCTGAAATCTTATATCCACGACCAATTTTTTCTATAATCACACCACTGTAAGAAACTATTTCTTGAGCACTACTAGTGTTTAAGAAAATTTGATAATTTTCTTGAGGTACAAATACATTACCTTGATTCAACGGTGTTCTACTATCTAAAACAAGTTTTAGTTTGCTCTTGTCTGCAAACCCGCCTAGTTTCAAACCTATTTGTGAGTTTATTGTTTTTAATCTGTCAATATATTTTTCATAATTTGCAGTAATATTTGTTTGCAAATAATTTTCAATATAATTTATTAAACCAAGAGTTTGATTTACTTTTCCGTTGGTTTTTGTTTTAGGAAAAATTAAATCTTTTGCTCTAATTGCTTTTTTACCATTGTATACATAATTGCCAGCAATGTTTCTTGATGTTCTTGATCTATCAAAACCAATTGCAAATACTTGTGCTGGTCTGTTGATTATCATTGCAACCAGAAGGCTAAATGCATAATCACTGCTGCGTCTCCAAGCAGTTTCAATAGGTGCTTCGTCGCCAAACTTAAAGCCATCGTTTCTCATCATAGCGTAGCTGAATTCTTTTGCAAAACCACTGGCTAATGGGTCAACAAGTTGGCCAAATTGATTTACTGGCAAATGTTTTGTTAATTGTGGGCGCACATATTTCTTTTTAACATATGCTGCTTTTCCAGGTTCTTTTACTAAGCCTAGTTCTAAGTCTTTCCACATAATCAAGTTATCACTGGTGTAAGGAGCTGGACCATATTGTGTTTCCCACCAAGTTGGTTTGACACTAAATCCAAGCATTTCCCACGGTGTCATATGTGGACGATCTGTATCATATGCTTGCTTGTACACAGCTCTCCAATACCCTGGTAATTTTTCACCAGTTGCGCTAATGCTGCGTGAATAATTGTATGTAAATCCATCACCTTGAGTCACAAATTCATTTGTAGTATAATCAGGGTTTCCTACCAATGGCAACCATGCAACAAAATCACTTATAAGGATTCTGTCCATGCTTTCTTTTGGAACGTTTGAATTACGATATATGCCTTCGATATAATCATGAATATTGAAAACATTTTCATCATATACAACTTTTAAGTTGTTGTAAATTCTTTTTTCTAATTCCAGTAAAAGATCATCTCTGTAGTCGTTGTATGCAACACTTAAACTACCGTCGTGTCCTCTAATTACTTTTGTAGTAGTTGAATAACTATTATCAGTTTGTAATTCAGGCTCATAGGCAGGATACATACCTAGTTTTGTAGGTGTAGGAGGTAAAAAACTTCCTTCAGTATTTTCGTACTCGTAGATTTTAATAACATCGCCATTTTCATTTGCGGCTGTAATATCAATAAATCCGTTTTCTGTAAACGTATAATCAGTACCATATGTTAATTGTGCATCGTTTAGGTAAACGTAAACTGCTTTTTTGGTTAATTGTCTAATATTAAAAACTTTAGAAAGAGCATAATATCTATTTCTATTATCAAGCACAGTATATTCTAATAACTTTGCACCACCGAATCCAATCATATCTGTACTGTAAAATGGCATGGTTTTTGTTTTGTTTTTTGTTAATTCTTGTAATAACAAATCAACATGCTCTTTTACAGGGCCTACAAACGTACTTGCTTTGGCTACTGATAAAAATTCTCTTTTGAATTTACTATATTCAGTTTTTGCAAATCTTACTGCTTTTACAATATTTGCATTTTTATCGGTAAGATGATACAATGGCAAATTAATAGGTCCACTGTGTTGTACAAATTTTCTACCATATTTTGCAACTTCGCCTAAGTCTCTTAAATTTCCGCGGCCTGGTTGTTTACCATTAAATGCTGGTACTTCTGCAATCAATCCTTCTACATGGTCATTAACTTGGCCAAGTGTAAACTCTGTAATATTATTATTAAGAGGATTTCTTTCAAGATTGTAAGGTATTTCATAATGTCCAACAGAAGTTTTGTCAGCACTGCTTTTTGTTTTAATAATACAAACATCTTCTGCACTCAACTCTTGAACAAGATTTATTTTGCGTACATTGTTATCATCTACAAAATTCCAATCAACTCCTTGTATTTTGAATTGATTGTTAACATATACTTTGCATACAAGATCTGTTAGATTTGCACTGTTATTGTAAACATCAATTGGAAAACGATTTACTATGTCATCGCCTGTGTATTTTCTAATAACATACTGGCTGCTTAATTCGTTTGCTTTTGTCCATGCATTAACATAGTACACACCGTTGCTTTTGTTTTTCTTTAGGAAAAGTTCATCGCTAGGTTGAGTGTATACAACGTTATTTTGTTCATACTCATATGATTGTGTAAGTAGAGGAAAATCAAATACAATATCACCTACGTTGTTTATATTTTTATATGCTAGAGGAAATCCTAATTCAGAATCGTTTGCACCGGTGCCTACTCTATAAGCAAACAATCTATTACCTTCAAAATTATTAGAAGGATAGTAGTCTTCATCACCTATACTGTAGCCACTGTTGTCAAACAAATCAAATCTTGGTGCTTGATTTAGAGCAGTTTTATCCTGTGCAATTTTCCATTCTGTTCCATTGTACCAAAACATTCTGCCAGCATTTTTATTACCATCTTTTACAAGCACAGTTTGATCTAGTTCAGGATCAGTGTCTTCTGTTTCAACCAAACTAATCTGTGTTGTATTTGTGTGAAGAATAAATGTTACTTCATAAATTTTACCATTTACAAGAGGATCTGGATCAGCTGTGAAAAGTACTCTCATACCTTCAACAAGATCAATACCATCAATGTTGTATCCACTTTGTCCTTCGATGTTACTAAAAACATCAGAAGTAAATGTATCAACTAGATCAACATAAGTTTTTGCAGTTGAACCGTGATTGTACAAACGTAAATTTGCTTCAAATTCAATAATAGGACGTTTTGCTCTGAGAGATTCATCTAACCCTGTTTCTTGATTGTTAATTCTTGCTGATTCTTCAATTACATCTTTGTGGAACCAACGGTTATATCTAGCCCAGCCATTCCTACTTTCATCTGCACGGTTCATACAGATATAATCTTTTGTACCGGCAAAACTTTTTGCATCACCAAACGGTACTCTATCAAATCCGTTGGTATCAAAAGGTACAAGCGTGTCTTGTGTAAAAATAGCAGGCACTGCAAGATCTGTCAACGGCACAAGTTTGATTGCTTCACCTACACCTTCAACATAGAACAATCCATTGTCATAAGAGGCTGGTGTAACATTACCTTGGAAATAAACTTTCATACCATTTGAAAAATCCCAGCCATCGCTAGTTCTGTAAGTTTTTTTACCAAGTATTTCATCTTCAACATTTATTTCACTGTTTTCTTCAATGTCGTATATGTTGAAAACACCACTGGTGTTGATATTATTTTGTGAAATGTAGTAAAGTGTTTCAGGTGCGTTCATTGGAACTGTAAATTCAAGAACACCTTTTTCAACAAATCCTTCTTTAATAGCATATTCTCTTTCTTTAAGAGTGTCTGTATCATTAGGAGTTATTTCAACACCGTCTTCAAATAGTGTTGTTATTAAACTACTGTCTACATTATCTAAACCAGGCTGAAACGCTCTACTGATTGCTATACCAATTGGATGGCCCGGAGTGTCAATTTCAAATCTATATGTTTGTCCTCTGTAAAGTTTCAAAGACGGGTTTCTTGAAAATCCGTTTGGTGTAAAAACATAAGCAGTATTATCATCATCTACAACCGTTGAAATTGTATATGTGCTACGGACTTCTAAACTTTGTCCTCTAACAGGAATTTCTTGTGGACCATTTGCTAACCAGTAATATTCACGGAAGTTGGTAAACTTGTCAAAGTTTATATGTGGATCCCATGCATAAAATTCTTGGCTGTTTAATTTACTGTGATCTTTTGTAGTTGATCTAAACGCAGTAAGTTGACCAATGTAGTCATTGTAGTCTTTGTAAAACTCTACATTGCCTATATTGTCTTTGATTACAACAGCAGGTTCTAACTGATAATTTTCTCTATTTGTGCTAACATCTGCAAGATATGTATCTGTAGATTTTACAGCCTTTGCTTCTCTACGTCCGGCAAAAGCATTGATTTTTTCTACAACACCGGGTGTTGTAACTTGATCTAATGTACTTCCTAAAAACTTTTTGTTAGCTTCAGTTCTAAAGTATCGAGGCAAAAAGTTAGCACTAGAAGGATTCTTTGAATCACCGGCTGGCAAAGGATATTCGTTCTGCTCGTCGTTATATGCCATTAATAATCGCCTCCAATAATAATTGTGCTTGCTTCTTCACTGCTTTGTACACCTGTGTTTAATACTTCATCGCTTGTTACAACATTACCTGTTGCTTTAAGTCTATTTGCTGTAATTGCATCAATAATTTCTACATCTTCAACTGTTGCAGCACTGATAAAGATTTCGTCATTTTCACTTTTTATTTCATACATGCTACCAAAACTTTGTGATTCTTGTCTAGGAACAAGTACAATACTGCTTAAATCAGGTGAAACTTGTTTAACAATATAGGCTGCTAATTCGCTAAAATAAAATGTTTCTCCAAAATCCCAGTTTTCTAATGCAAAGAATTCGTTCACTGCATCAATTACTCTTGCTTTAATATCATTGTCATTTACAACTCTACCAGGATTTTTTACAATCTTAAATACTGCTTGCAAATTGTTACTCGCTTTACTACCAAAAAGTGGTTTGTATTTTACAGGATGATAAATTACTTCATCACTGATACTTTTAATTTGTGTTATATCTGCACCGTAACTTTGGAACAGGCTGTCACTACTCGGAGGTAAAACTACTTCAGTTAATTCTCCGCTTAAATATTTTCTATAATTTGTATCATATGTTTTTGTTAACATATAAACGTCCATTATATTACTGCTGCTTGGATCAATTCTGCGATTTTCGTTTGCAGCATGACTATATCCAAAGCGTATTTTATCTCTACCTGTATAAACTTTGTAATTAGTGTTTAACACAAATTGATTTGCTGTTAAGTCTACGGTATAAAAAATATCTTTTTTATAATTGTAAATTATTGTACCATCTGCATAAGTTGTAATAGCATTTGGATCTCCAAGTGCAGGCACTACAATGTTTTCAGATTCTGCATCAACATAATCATATACTTCTGTACCATTACGAGTATATTTTTTTGCAAATATGTATTTTGTAGTTGTAGACACTGTAGGCTCAACCACCCTTCTAAATACATCAGGATTATCAATAACACCATCATCATCGCTGTCAAAGAATCCAACTTCTAATTTTTTATTGTCAACATAACCGTCAACATCTCTATATTCTTTTACAACTTGCCATGTCCAGTCTTGTGTAAAAGCATTAAGACTATCAGGTTGATTGTTGTTGCTTAAAATTGTAATTGTGTCTTTTACAATTTTTCCTGTTTTGCTGTCGTATATTCTATCAGTGCTATCATGATAAAAACGTATTTCATCATCACTTTCAAAAACATAACGGTAAGAACGTGTTGTTACTGTATATTTTTCACCATTGGTTTCGAATAGCATCAACCAACTAGCATCCAACTGTTGATTAGTGTTATCACCTTGCTTACCTAAACTAAAGTCTGCTGATGCATTTAGGTTTGTATTCAATATCAATTTCCATTGACGTAAATCAACATCATAACGCAAACCAAAAGTTTTATAAGCAAATACTTGGTCTACAAGTTGTACAGTTACATCATTTGTTAATGCACCTACAATAGGAGAAATAATTTCAGCAACTTGTACAGTTGATGGAATATAATCATTAAATGTAATAGGTCCTAAACCAGTTGTACCATCAATTTCAGTACCACCTTCAACAACACTGATTACTTTACTCCAAATATATTCCTTATCTCCGGAGGCAGTAGGAGAACCTTCTTTTAGTTTATTGTCTTTGTCAAAACAATATCCTGAAGGAGGTGTAAATTTAATCAATGCTTCTGGTTCAATATACTTGGGTAAACCCTGTGTAAACGAGCTTACAGTTACAGGCAAACTGTACAAATCAGTAAAATAACCAGTTGTAATGTTTGTTCCTGATGTAGTTTGATTCCAAGTAATGTTTAGATTAGCAATACTGGTTTTTCGAGGAAACTTTTCATAGTAAAAATTCTTTACACTTGCTGTTTTAATTTTTGGTACAATTAAATTGTTAATTGCTGCTTCAATATCAGTTTTTGTAATAAATTCAAAACTATCTAAATCTTGATATTCTTCAGCAAATACTACACCATCTGAACCATACATCAAAGTATTGCTATATTTTCCTGTAGCATCACGTAAATCATAATATCTACTAATACCACTGCTGGTTCTATTGATAGCTTTGGTTTTAATAATCTGTTGGTTTACACCTAGTGTACCGATATTATAATCTTCACCTGTGATTAATCTATTTTGTGTGTAATATGTGCTTGGAGCAGTACTCTTAATACTTTCGTTGCTTTCACTTACACTAGAATTTTCAACAACACTTTTTAGTTCAAGGACTAAGTTCAATGTTTGTTGTTTGTTAGATCTGTCAATGTAAGGTATTTGTACATTGATACCAATCAAATCAGATGGATTAATTCTATAATCTAGGTTTTTGCTTGTTCTATAATAAACTTTGAATTTGCCTTTTGGAATATTACCAAAAACACCATCGCTGAATATCAAACTAATTCTATCTTCAATTCTTGTTTGTACAGCATAAATGTCACGTATACCTTTTGATACGCTGTTGTAAATTATATTGTTACCTTCAACAGAATCTACTCTAGTCCACAGTGATTCTTCATTGTTTTGTTTATCAAGTTTATACAGCCATACGTCTGAATTATTGATATTATCAGTATCAATGTTAACTACTGTATTTGGCGCATTGTTTGTTATATCAAAAACATTGTTTTTTAGAGACCCTTGTCTAAAATGCATAAAGAAACCACTGTTGCTTGATCCTGCGCCTTGGCCGTTATCTCTATAAACAAATGCCATTTTATTACCTGGTAGAGGATCTTCTTCTACTAGTGTATTTGTATCTGTGTCAATACCTGTACTTACAATTTCAAACGCAGTGCTTACACTGTTAATCTGTTTACTAAAAGTAAAACTAGGAATATCTGTATTTGTACCGTTGAATCTATATTGTTCTGTAACAACACCGTTAATAGATGCTTTTTTAATAGGTCTTCCAAAAGCAGTGTTAACAGGCAAAGACGCATTTAATACTTTGATAAACTGCTCATACCAATTAGGGTTAGTACCATCATTCCAAATAATACTTTGATTTGACAAGTTGTTACCATTACTATCAATAACTTCTTCTGTTGTGCTAACACTTTCAATTTTTAACAAACCGTTTGCGGCTTGATTTCTTTTTGGATTGTAACTTATTAGTCTTGCAAGACGCAAAATACTCTCTCTGCGTTCTGCAACTTCAATAAAATTTTCACGTGCATTTAAGTCAGTACGGAAAGCAAGGTTTTGACCAAGGAAAGCAATAAGGTCGATCAGTGCAAGATATTCACTGCTTTCAATGTAGTCATTAAAATCCTCAGGATAATTTTGACGTATGTAATTGATCATTGTACGTCTAAGATTATCAAAGTCATAACTTTGAAAATCAGCGTACTTGAAACTCTGATATATTGTTTTCCAATCTTCTGCTAAGAGAAGTCTATTTTGACGTTCTGTACTTGACATGTTGCACTGTCCTCACTTTTTAATATTTATGTGATTTAATAAAGTGCGCAGTTAAATTAATCCTGCACTTTGATCGAATTTTAGTCGCATTGTTTCACTAATGCTATAAGGCAAATATGTCAAAGAACAATCAATTTGTATACCACTTTCGTAGGTATCAACTGTTATACTATCAACACTAACTCTAGGATCATAGTTAATAATATCAGTTACGTTTTGTATAATAGCATCTCTCAATCCATCAGTAAGTGGTTCAAACAAAATATCCCATATAATTGTACCAAAAGTAGGATTTTCTAATTTTTCACCTTGACGTATGTGGAAATGATTAACAATATCTTGCTTAATTAACGAAATATCATAAAGATTATAACTGCCACGATCTGCATCAACAGTGCTAATACCTCTATATTTTTTACTGCTCACAGGTCCGGTATCGTCATTTGCTGCTTTTACCGTAATGCTTTTATATAGGGGTTTGTCATTAGTAGCCATAACGTATTTACCTTACAGTCCATCCATGGTATATCGACTTTTACTACTACGATAAAACGTTAAAAATCTATTTGCTAAGTCTTGTATTGTTTGTGCTTCTGCTGCACTTATTTGAACAATAAAGTTTCTTGTTTCAGGAGTAACCAATTTTTCAAATTCAACATATTCTCTATATGTAAGATTTGCAAGGATTTGACCAGTTGAACCATAAACTGCAAATTTGCCATCTATTATTCTTTCATATGTTTGAAAACTTTGTAATTGTACATCATTTAGCGTATCTTCAAACATATTTGCTGGAGGTGTTATAGCATTGTTTTCAATAACTTTTGTATTGTTAACAGATGCTTGAGCTTGATCAGGATCTCTAACTAATACAAAGTTACCTTCAGCATTTCTTTGTACGTTTCCTTCCATTTCTCTAGCTGCTCTGCTTGCTGTACTAGCAATATTACTAAATGTTGGATCTCTTGTTTCACTGTAAGTTCTTTGATGTACTTCTTTAGCTCTTTCTGCAATTTGTCTCAATTGTGCAGAAGGATTATCTGAAAAACTAATAGCTGCTGTGGCTATTCCTGCGGCAGCAGGTGGTATTCTTGGTACGCCAGGTATGCCTACACGGTTGATTACGTTTGCGCCAACTGCTGCAATAGCACCATCTACACCAGCTTTTGCTATCGGTGGTAAATTGTTGTAAGCACCACTCAAATTACCTGCAAAATCTCCAATAGCACTGGTCATTCCGCTCAATGCTGGACCAACACCGGGTATACTTTGTATAGCATTTCCTAAGCCTGACAATAATCCAGACGCTGCTTGGCCTAATGCATTACTCAAACCTCCAAGTGCATTACTTAAACCTTGACTAAGTCCGCTAACAAGTCCACCTAAAGCACCGCTTAAAGCTGTACTTCCTAGCAATTGTTGTATAGCACCTCCTAAAAGACCGCCAATACCTTGCGCTAAACTACTTAAACTACCTTGTAAACCTTGTAAAAAACTATCAACAGTTATATCAACATCTGCTTGTGTAGGATCTTGAATATTTGTTCTCGCTGGTGAAGGGGCATCTGTTGGTAGTGTACCTGCTCGTGTTACACCTGCCCTTCCTGCTGCTGCTGCACCTCCACTTGCACCGCTAGGACTTGCACCACCTAATGCAGGAATTCCTGGTACTGCTGGTAATTGCACACCTAATTGGCTAGCCATGTTGTTAAGCTGATCAGCAATACCGCTTTGTGCTATTGCTGCATTTAATGCACTGGTTACACCGCCTTCTATTGCACCTCTAAGGCCTCCAGAAAACGCACCTTCTATTGCACCTGCTATACCATTAACTCGTATTAAGTCAACACTGCCAAAATCTTGTATTGCACCGGTTAAAGCAGTAGTTGCTTCGCCTAAATTTGCGCTATTAAACACACCAGATACAAATCTATTAATTTCACCTGCTTGTCCAATACCATTTTCTGTGACAGCCCAAGTTCTTGCACTATCTTGTGCAAAACTAGGAATATCACCATTTTGTTCACGTTCTCTAGCCAGTAGTTGCCTGTGTGCTTCAACTGCACTGCGTGGTCTAGTAGACGGAATAGCTGCTGTAGTCATGACCCTCTCCTTATATGTATTTATAGGTCATTCATAATAGTTCTATCTGTCTGCACTGTCCTATCTTCTGGATGTACATCTTGGCTTTCTGTAGTTACTGCTTCTGTTTTTTCTGGTTCAGTTTCAGGTGGGTTCCAGTTTTCATGTCCATTCCAAGGTTCATGTTGTGGAACACGCTGTGGAAAACTTGCCTTTATTGCTTCAGTAGCAGCACCGCCGCCATTAAGTTGTACATCAGGGCCGCCATCAATCCAAGCAGTGCCGCCAGCGGTAATATAAGTATCGTCACCAGATAAACTATTGATTGTTCCGCCTGCTTGTATTTTACCATCAGCACCAACTTTTATTTCTAAATTTGCACCTGCACTTTGAAAAATACTTTCATTAACAATCATATTGATATTTCTGCCAGCTTCAAAGTTAATATCTCTATCAGCAACAAAATTCATATCGACTTCTGTGTGAAAACTTATGCTATCTTGTGCATAAACATCCAGTTTACCATTGCTAGACATTTCAATCCAACAAGTTCCACGACTATTATTGATATAAATTAAATCTTCACTGGTGTGCATCAATATTTGTGCGCCAGTTCTAGTGCGCAAACGTATTAATTCGTTGTGAGGTCTAGTTACATCGCCGCCTTTGCCACTTGCTTCTTTGTTAATATATTCATAAGGTGTGTCTTGTGGAGCACCTTTACGTATTAATTTGTCATCACCGTCATCAATAACAAAACTACTGCTGCCCAAACGACTGGTATGCACAGTTGCTTGGCTTTCTTTCAAACCAATTTTACCTTGTGGTGAGCCTCCACGCTTGTCTACAGGTCCAGGTGAGCTAAGACCTATAACAGCACTAGGAAATTCACGTTGTGCGCTACTTGAAGTAATACCTCTAATGTCATCTTCGACTAACCCTTGTTCTAATAATTGATTTACAAAGTCATCATTTACAGGACGTTTGTATTTTATAACATTATTAGTTTGTGGTTTGGTAATTGTTTTATTATATTCACCTGCAGGTAATCTTTTTCCTTTTAATTCATTAGGAACAGGACCTGTCAACTGTTCTGTAGCAGGTTGTCCGCTAGGTAACATAAAAGTCATACCTTTTTCTGGTACACAAGCAAACCAATAACCAAATTCTCTAGTTCCTTCAACAAATGTAACAAGAACTAAACTGCCTGGATCAGGAGGTATAGCCCAAAATCCGTAACTTTTTTGTGTATCGCTGTATTTGTCATTTTTACCAATATTGGCACTTTGTGTAATGCCATAAAACGGACTAGCATAATAAACTATAGCAGTTTGTCCTAGTGTTTCGCCTATATTACCTGCTTCAGTTGTTTTTAACAATTCAACTTCTAAACCGCCCAAATAATAAGGATCGGAATGTTTGATAACACGAGCAAGATAAGGACCTGCTTTGGATTCTTGAGGTCCTGGGTCAGCTGTGCGTTGATGTTCTGTTTGTCCTGTTGTATCTACCATTGTTTTTATCCGTACGGGCTGTAAACTTCGTCTTGAGGTGTTGCATCTGTAACTTTTACTGCTTTATCCTGACTTGCAACCTGTTTAATATCACGTTCTTGATTGCGTCTACGTAAAAGTGTAAGTCTTTGCGTAAATCTACCGTTACTAAAGTTGTTTACAAGACTTGTTACTCTATATAATCCACTAAATGCGTCTACAGGTACAGTGTCTTCAGGAAAAACCATTGTTCCTATTTCTTCACTATAATCAACAGGTGTTCTAAAATTAATTAAGATATCAGTTTCACCACGTTGATATTCTATATCACCATTTTCAGTTTCATTTTGATCAATATCTTTAGCAGTATAGTTGCCCATGCCGCTATCAAACACATAATAAGGGTCACCAAGTATTTCTAGCTCTAAACTTACTAAATCTACATCACTGTTAATAATTATGTCGTGGAACATACGTGCAGTTCTAATTTTATTGTTGTCAATGCCGGCTCCGCCGCCACCTTGTGAACTTGTTCTTAGTTTATCAACTGCAAGAACTGCTCCTGTGCTACTAATAGCACTTGTAGGATCATTTAATGTAAGTTGCCCATCTTTCTCTTGAGTAACTTTCATTTGTGTACCACCGGTTTTGAAACTGGTATTGTTTTGACCTGAATCAGCCATAGTTGCTGTAAAGAATGCAGCGTTTATTTGAATATCAAAGTTTAATATATCTTTGCTCTCACCAGTGTATATGTAATTGTATTCTTTTACAACTTTTTCTTGTAATGCATTGTAATTTAGCCCTGGATCTGTAGGTTTTTGGAAATGGCTTGAATGTACCATATAAGGAACAATTTTATAATGATATGTTTGCGCAGGATTACCATTCAATTGTTCAGTTTGTGCTCCAGGTTTAATGTAAACTTCGCTGATTATCTTAAACCATTCAATCATTCCGTTTTCATCTGGTGCTCTTTCTTTAACATTCTTTGCCCAATCACTGGTTAGCATTACTTCTTCAATAATTCTTGTTACTTTAGCACCACTAGGAAATGAAAATACACGCTCATTTGGACTGATAACGTTTTTACCTCGAGTCATAACTTTGTTTTTACTGTCATACACTTGTCCAGTTTGTGCCATAGGTGCTTGACCCATGTCTTGGAAAGCATCAATTATCCTGCTTGAACCTAAACCATTAACACTACCTGCATCTTGAGACAATCTTGACAATCCTTCGCCGATATTGCTTCGTGTAAACACTTGTCCAGTAATCATACTGATAAATGCTTCAAAATCTTGTGGTGCTTGTGCTCCTAAGAATCCTGTAATACCTTGGAATAGTCCATTTATGTCGCCTTCCTTAAAACTGGTAAGCAATCCGCCTATACTTGCACTGAACCCGCCTCCAAAACCGCCTCCAAATGCTCCACCTAATGCTCCACCTAGTGCATTTTGCGCAATATTTTTATTTCCGCTTAGAGCGCCACCGATAATTCCTCCTACAGCTCCTTTTACAATGTTTCCAAATAATCCGCCACCTTTTCTTCTATTAGAAGAACCTGGTTGTGTTGCTCCTTGATCATTGTTACTTAAAGTTTGTGCTGGAGTTAAGCTGGTTGCAAAATCATTTGGAAAGCTAATAACAATTTCGTCAGCTGTGTTTTGTTTGTTTGCTTTTCTTAGTTCTTCAAAGCGGCCATTCATAATAGTTGTTAGACTTTGTTCACCACTTTGTAAGATTTCTACAACACTGCTACCTTTAATAGCTGTATCTGTTTTGGTTTGTTCAACATTATCTAAAAATGCTTGTTCATTCCAAGGAATACATTCAATAGTATAAGTTGATCCTTTGTCATTTATTGCAAATTCTACATTTGTAAATTTCAAAGGAAACATTCTTTTCAAATTGCGGCCGTCTTCAACTACAAGTATGTCTCCGTCGTCATCATATCCAATAAATTCAACTGTAAGCAAGAAAGGTGCTTGTAAATAGTTTGTATAACCTGCTGTTGTTGCTGCAATTTGCAAGGTTTGCAAAAATAAACCCATACTGTAAGGTTCTGTAACAGAAAATTCAATATATGTTGCGTTTGTAGTACGAGTTTTGCTGTTTGGAACCATCAAACCTTCAATACTAACATCATCTATAAAATATTCTAGTTTCTTTCCTATTAAATCTTCATATGCTGTGGTAACTTTATTTTCTGCACCACCGCCACTGCGAAAGATTTGCAGTAACGGCTCGCTTACTCTATATGTTTCATCAGGCATGTTTACTTCATCAACTGTTAATACTGACAAAGTAAAAACATTATTGAAACTTGCAAATTGATGCAACATATTAGGTTTTATAGCCATTAGATACCCAGTGCCTTTTGTAAAGAACTTTGTTTTGGTAGAAATATTTTTGTTCCTGCTTTCATATCAAACACAGGATCTTTCAATACATCTAAATTACGTTGTGCAAAGACCCACCACAGTTTAGGTGTACCGTAAAGGTCAAATGCTAATAGATCTGGTCTATTGTTGTATTGTGCTTCTACTGTATAAAGAAAATCGTCGTCATCTGCAGGTACAGGACGTATTTTAAGTAAATCTAGTTCGCCACTTGCTGTTACAGTGGTAGTTGCATACGGACTTGTTTTAGTATAACTTGCCATTAGATAAATCCTTTATCTGTTAAGTCTCCATTTATAAACTTATCAAGGCTAAATTCTGCAATTCTACCTCTACTGTAAGTTGGACGTACTGTAATTGCTATTGTACTGTTTGTTGGAACCATTTGATATTGCGGAGCATAGGATCCTTCTTGCTGAGAATTAATAGGAACCCTTATATAATCAACGTTATTAGGTAAATCACTAACAAAACTTGTAATTACTACTGGAACATTGTTCAAAACAAAGTCTCCATACCCATTTAATTTACATAAAGGCGGTGGAGCACCTTTGTTGCTGCTATCCCCGTAGAACATTTTTGTTACAGCACGGAAGAAATGTGTTGCTGCTAACCAATACTGTCCTTCTTCTTCGCTTTGAACAGGAAATTCACCTGTAATTGCAATCTCGTTTACACTACTATTAACATATTGAGGATAAGTATAGTTAGTATGTACGGGTGCAATGCTGTCATAATTGGCCATGTATTGAACAGCAATAGTAGGAACTATAGGAAAGACAACATTATATCCTGTGTCAGCTAAAGGAGACAACAAAGGACTAGATCTAAAAGTGGCAAGATCGGGTACGCTTATTTTTACACGCCAATCCTCACCTAAATCTGTATTTAATGGAGCCATAGCAGCAACTTTTGCTTCACGTTTTACAGGTTCACCCCCAGGAGGAATGTTTCTTGCACGATGTCTACTCATTAATAGATTAGCATTTGAGCCTGTAAAATCACTGTAGGATTGTTTGGTATACCTGCCAGAAGTTCCGAATTGCGATAATTCACTTCCTGTACTTCTAGGTGGTGTTTGAAATGTATTTGCCATTGATGTCTCCTATACATTATTTAGTTGACAAAATTAAGTGCATAGTTTATTATATTATAAAAGGAGTCTATATTGGCTAGAAAAGTAAACTATTTGAACAACAAAGACATGCTTGCCGAGATACACAAGTCAAAAACTACATTTTGCAGTTATGTTTCGCCCGAGTATGCCGATTATGATATTATATTACCATCAATAGATAAAATTAATATTAGAACAATAGCCGAAGCTAAAAGAGGTAAGGCTAAAAAACAAGGACAAGCTGCTTATGATGAAGCAAAAGCCAATGGAAAAAAGGTAAAACTTGCTGATTTTGAAGTAGATTACAGAACAATTGAAAAAACTGATTTAATTTTTCGTGTAATGATGTTTGATCACATTCCAGAGGAACCAGGACGTAAGAAAAATCCTAAAACTGTCGCAGATCACAAGACAAAACTAAATTTTCCTCCATTTCAACATTTCAAATTCAATGATAACGACGAACTTGTGTGCGTAGGTAAGAGTCATTGGCAAGGTGGTATGGAAAATGGACACTTTAGCAAGGATCATGGCAAAGCAACCAACAAACTTGCAATGATGTGGCTGAAACTAGTAGACAGATACGCTACTAGAGGCAATGTTCGCGGGTACACTTACAAAGATGAAATGAAAGGTCAAGCAATCTTACAACTTTCACAGATAGGACTACAATTTGATGAATCTAAATCCAATAACCCCTTTGCTTATTATACCGCTGCTGTTACTAATAGCTTTGTGCGTGTTATTAACCTAGAGAAACGCAATCAAAACATACGTGATGACATACTTGAAATGAACAATTACAATCCAAGTTATACAAGACTACACCAAGGCGAGTGGGAAGCTGCTCTAAAACGTCAAGAGGAACAAAAATCAGGTTGATTTTGTTAGATTTTCTTGCTATAGTAGTATTCAATACGGAGAAATCATTTGTTTAAGAAAGCAGCAGTGTTCACTGACATACACTTAGGTATGAAGGGTAACTCACGAGTACACAATCACGATTGTGAACAGTATATCAACTGGTATATAGAACAAGCACAAGCAAATAATTGCGAGACAGGCATCTTTTGCGGCGACTGGCACCATAATAGGAACAGTCTTAACCTTACAACCATGGATACAACTATCAAGTTGTTAGAGAAGTTAGGTGAATCCTTTGAAAAGTTCTATATGTTTGCTGGTAACCACGACTTGTACTACAAAGACAAGCGTGATGTAAAGTCAACTGAGTTTGCAAAGCACATTCCAGGTATTACAGTGGTAGATAGCATTCAAGTTATCGAAGATGTAGCACTGGTTCCGTGGTTAGTAGGTGATGAATGGCGTAGGATAGAGAAGATACAGGCCAAATACCTGTTTGGACACTTTGAACTGCCCAGCTTTTATATGAATGCTATGGTACAGATGCCCGATCATGGTGAACTAAAGTCAGAACACTTCAAGAACCAAGAGTATGTGTTCAGTGGACACTTCCACAAGCGTCAGAAGCAAGGTAAGATCCACTACATCGGTAATGCTTTTCCTCACAACTATGCAGATGCTTGGGACGATGACCGCGGTATGATGATATTAGACCGTGAGAACAATGCAGAACCAGAATACCTTAACTGGGAAGACTGTCCTAAGTACCGTACAGTAAAGCTATCTCAGTTGATTGACGAACAGGACACACTTATCAAGCCAAACATGTACTTGAGAGTTAACTTGGACATTGACATCAGCTACGAAGAAGCAAGTTTTATCAAAGAAACATTCATAGAACGCTTCGGTTGTAGAGAAATTACTCTTATTCCACAGAAACAACTAGAAGAAATTAATACAGACCTTGACATTACACAATTTGAGAGTGTCGATCAAATTGTAAGCAAGGAGATTCAAAGTATTGACACAGACAGTTTTAATAAAAAGCTGCTATTGGACATTTATAACGAGCTAGTATGATAAAAATTAGAGACTTAACCGTAAAAAACTTCATGAGTGTGGGTAATGTTACCCAAGCAGTTGATTTTAACAAAGAACAACTCACTCTAGTACTTGGTGAGAACCTCGATCAAGGCGGTGACGACACTGGATCACGTAACGGTACAGGTAAGACTACTATTATCAACGCATTGAGTTATGCATTGTATGGTCAAGCACTGACCAACATTAAAAGAAACAACCTAATTAACAAAACCAATAGCAAAGGCATGTTGGTTACACTTAATTTTGACAAGGGCGGTAACAGTTATCGCATTGAACGTGGTAGATCACCTAATGTACTCAAGTTTTACATCAACAATCACGAGCAAGTTGATGCAAACATAGATGAATCACAAGGTGATAGTAGAGAAACACAAAAATCTATATCAGAACTGTTAGGTATGAGTCACGATATGTTCAAACATATTGTTGCACTTAACACTTATACCGAACCTTTCCTCAGCATGAGAGCAAATGACCAACGTGCTATCATCGAACAGCTACTTGGCATTACTATTCTTACAGAAAAAGCAGAACTACTTAAAGAAAAAGTTAAACAGACCAAAGATTTTATCACAGAAGAAACTCTAAAGATCAATGCTATTGAAGCAAGCAACAAAAAAATACAACAAAGTATCGAAACACTTGTGGGTAGACAACGTGCTTGGGAAGCAAAGCGTAGAGAAGATGTAAAAAAACTTGAAACTGCTATAGAAGAACTGGAAAAACTAGATATTGAAGCTGAATTAGAAGCACATGACAAACTTACTAATTGGACTGAGCTTAATAATCGTATAACTAGTTTGAATAAAGAAAAAGCAACACTTGAAAGTGCATTATTAAGAGCAACTAAAGGTGTTGACAAAGCACAGAAGGATATTACAGATTTAGATGACGCTATTTGTTATACTTGCGGTCAAGAACTTCATGCAGACAAGAAAAAAGAAATTGAAACCCGCAAACAAAAAGAATTAAGCGATGCACTTGCTTATCAAACTGAAGTCGCTGACAAACTTGAAGCAACTATAGGCTTTTTAACCGAAATTGGACACATAAACGGACGTCCAAACACGTTTTATGAAAGTGCAAAAGAAGCATACGAACACAGAAACAACGTAGATAATTTACGCAAAGCACTGATAAGTAAAACGCAAGAAGAAGATCCTTATCAGGCACAGATTGATGATTTGAATACCACAGCAATACAGGAAATTGATTGGAATTCGGTTAATACTTTAACAAATCACAAAGAACATCAAGAGTTTCTCCTTAAACTTTTGACAAACAAAGACTCGTTCATTCGCAAAAAGATCATTGATCAAAACTTAGCGTACTTGAACAACAGGCTAACATATTATTTAGACAAACTAGGCTTACCACATCAGGTCAAGTTCTTAAATGATCTCTCTGTTGAGATTACACAACTTGGACAAGACTTAGACTTTGACAACCTATCACGAGGCGAACGCAACAGGCTAATACTAGGCATGAGCTGGGCATTTAGAGATGTTTGGGAATCATTGTACCAAGGCATCAACTTGTTGTTCATCGACGAGCTTATCGACTCAGGTATGGACACAGCTGGTGTTGAAAATGCATTGGCTGCTCTTAAAAAGATGGGCAGAGAACGTAGTAAAAATGTTTTCCTTATCTCACACAAAGACGAACTAGTTGGTAGAGTCAATCATGTTATGAAAGTTATCAAAGAGAATGGCTTTACTTCATATGAAAACGATATTGACATAGTAGAATGACAGACGATACACACGACTTGTTGATGCAAAAAGTTATGGACTACCTCAAAGCAAGTGAGGAGTTTGAAACACGGCCTAGTAAGAATACTAGTCGCACAGCAAGGCGTGAACTACGAGAACTAATGAGGCTGGCAAAAACAAGGCAAGACGAAATAATGGCTCACTATAATGAAGTACTAGAAGGCTTTCGTAAAGATCAAAAATGGCAAGGCAGAAGAAAATATCCGCTTATATAATGTATGAGTTGGACATACAAAGGTAAAGTAGTAGAATCAATACCAGATGAATACGAAGGCTTTGTATATCTAATTACAAACAAAAAAACAAAACAAAAATACGTAGGCAAGAAGTTAGCAAAATTCAAAACTACCAAGCCACCACTCAAAGGCAAAAAGAACAAACGTCGAGGTTACAAAGAAAGCGATTGGCGTGAATACTGGGGAAGTTCAGATAGACTGAACGAAGATGTAAAAAACTTAGGCGAACAAAATTTTTCTCGTGAAATACTTTACTTTTGCAAAAGCAGAGCAGAAATGAGTTACATTGAAGCACGAGAACAATTTGACAGGCGAGTATTAGAAACAGACGAATACTACAACGGCATCATCAATGTAAGAGTTGGTGGATCAGATAAACTACGCCAGGCACTACTAGAACACAAATAGGCAATATATTGAGCTCTAATAAAACTCCAAGATCCAGCCGAGGTTATGCTCGTTGCCGGTGGTGTGGAATGCTCACGTGAAGAAGTATACGATAGGCTTTGAAAGATTGCGGCTCTGAGAAAAAGCAACCGCAGGGTAAGTGTTTTCGCTTGTTAGGGAACAACTGCCTTCCGTTGATATGACGAAGCTAGAGTAGGGGGATACAGGTCAACCGCCTCCACTTAATGTTAAGTCAAAGTAACATTAATTTGTTTAGTGTTAAATTGAAATAACATTAAAATCTCTTTTAACAAGATGGCTGAAGCGACTCGAATAATGCTCAAAAGCTACCTTCGCCCGGCAACGGGCGAATTATGACTTCACAATCTGAATAATACTAAAAGCATATGCATTCGCATATGCCTTAACTAATACTATAATCACAAACAAATAGTTCGTGTTGAGTGTAACGAAAACACAGATGAACGTTAGTTCATCTAATAATACTAAATACACTATACAGCTGGAACACTTACGAATGAAAATCCTTGACGTTATAGAAAACAAAACCACTATTACATTTGAATCGAGAAAAGCAATTTTCGAAGATGCTAATCCACGACTTGAGTTTATGGTTGGAGAACTATATCCTATCCAAGGAGGACTGAATCAACCTGTACAACGTTATGCTGTTGGATTAGGTGGTAACGATTACATTGAATTTGAAAGTGTAAGAGGAACTAGTGCAAGACAAGCAGCAGAACAATTTATCGAAGGAATCGACGAAGCTGATAGGACCAATACTCGAGCACTAAGACGAGCTGCTGGTAATAGACCTATAAGGAGTTTTGACGGGTTTCGTAACTTAGCAAGTAGACTAGCAGCAAAAGGTACAATCAGTCAATTTTCAGCGTTAGCCAATATTCCACGAGCAGGTCCAACTTTAACAAGGATTTTATCTAGTCCAGTATGGGCTGGCTTTTTTAGAATAATTAGTGCAGCAACATTATCAGCTGACATTTATTTTTCTAGTATCGAAGTTATAAATGACTTAGAAAACGAAGCTAGAGAAGATCCTAATAGAGAAGAAGAACTTTTCCAACTTAGAAATATTCTTATTGCACAAATGCATGTTCAAATAGGATTAACACTATATCAAGTTATGAGAACAGCTAGTTTGTTCCGTAGAGCACTAAGTGCTATCAAATGGACTGTTAGATCAATTCAAGGTGCTGCGGCATTATCAGGTGTTGGTACAGTACCTAGTCTTTTATCGTTAATAGTTACAGAAGCAGGCTGGTTAGTAGCAGGATTTGTTATAGCTAATCCTACTGTACAACGAGCAATAGCAGAGTGGATTCAAGATAGTATGTTTGCTGGAATTTTTGACATAGCAGGCCAAGGAATATCAGGGGCATATCAAATACTAGACACTGCATTAGACGGTGCTTTTGGTACTGATGCTATGAGACGTAACCTTGGCTGGGACAATGATCGAACAGAAGCTGCTGAAGGCGAAATGGTTACCAACAGTGAATGGGCAAAACTTGTGTTCCATGGATTACTGTTTCCACCGGGCGCAGAAAAACATCTAGTGCCTTATATCAATCCTAATGAACGTACAAGATTGTTACAAGAAAAATTAGGAGTAACTGCAACTGATTCTGAACAACCAGAAGCAGGAGCCGAGCCTGGTATGGATACAGGAACACCGTTAGAAGTACCCGAGAATCCTTCGGACTTACTACCACCTACACCGACTCCTGAGCCTGCCGCTACACCTGCTCCTGCACCAGGACCAACTGATGCAGAAGGTAGACGCAGACGACAACCGAGAGCTAGTTAAAGCAACGGCATCTTAGCGTTTTTAGTATTTTCAATATTTTCTTTGATAATTTTATTCATTATCTCTTGATCTTCTATGTCAGTATCGTAAAGTAAATCATGTACTGATATACCTCCACGTAGATACCAACTGAGTTTATAACAGAAATCTTTTATTTGTTTTATTTCGTTTTCCATTTCCTTGGCTAACGAGTTGATTTCGTCGTTAGTTAAACTCGTTAGCCTTTGGCGAAAAAATCCGATTGGTCCAGACTAACTAAGATCTTGTGACTTTTTTTGCATTCCTCAGTACCACACACAACTGTTTGGCTAGGAGTTCTCCATATTCTACTTTGTTTTTCGATATGTTCTTTTACAGTTTGGAAAATTTTAGCATCGCTTTGTGTCATAAACTCAATTATTTCACCTCTATCAGTTTCAGTTTCACCGTCAACTGTGATGCTTTCAATGTTGTCAAAAATAATTTTAATACTGTGTTCAGCTATTTGAGTCAGTATGTTATCAACAAATTGATTTTTTGCTTCTTCATTGTTTTCAAAATTTCTAACTTGTACATCCATTGCACGTTGTAGTTGTACAGATATTTTTTGATTATCAGTAAGCTGTCTATAGTTAATTGGATGTAGTTTAATTGTAAACTCATCAACAACCAATGTATCAGTGTATTCAATTGTTCTGTAGAAATCCAGCAAACCAGTGAGTTCAATATCGTAAGTGTGCGTACTTTTGCAATGAGGACACTTGCTTGATACTGTCATACTACTACCGTATGTTGCCATGCGTATGGCTATTAACACAGTATCCAAGTCCAAAGTTGGCAAGTCCCAAGGATCCTGTATTGAAGGAATACAACTTTGTATAACTCTTGCTGTGGCTTCACCGTTGATAAGCGCATCTGGAGTTTTGAATAAAATTTCGTCACCTGCTGTCATACTATACACAGCAAGTTGAGTATAAACATCGTTATTTAATGTACCAGTTGAAGAATACTTGCCTTGTGAAGGTAAATCTATAAACACTTTAGGCTGTCTTTTGTATTTCTTCAATGGACTTTCTTTAGTTAATTCCATGATTATTTCCTTAGGATAAATACAATACCCGTATATTTATGGGTATTTTTATTGCGGAGATATACTTTTGGCAGAAGAAGGTGACCTGTTACGAAGTTTAGGCGGAGCGGCTAATTTCTTTGGTAGAGAACTTAGGGGTGCTGCTAGTGCCGGCATTGCTATGGCCGGGGAACTGCTTAATGCTAACCAAAGTTTAAGTGCATATACAGGTGCATTAGCTGGTAACAGTAAAATACTTGGTGAGTTTGGTAAAGTTATCAACGGTTTAACCAAGTTTGCTGAAGAAAGTTTACAGGAATATCAAACACTAAGCGGCATTGGTGCAACCTTTGGCAAAGAAATGTCAAATATTAAAATTGCTGCTGCTGAAATGGGCATGAGTGTCAAAGACATGACTGACATGTTGATGAACAATGCTGAAGGTTTAAGAACATTTGGTGGCACAACAGATCTAGCAATATCACGTTTCAATAGATTTAGTAAATCAATGTTAGACAGTCCTGCTGGTACTGAACTGCGTAGATTAGGTTATACTGCTGCTGATATTAACGAAACACTGTTGGTCTACAATGAATTAGCACAACAAGATGGACTGAACAGAACAAGAAGCACAGACGCACAAGTTGCTAGTGCAAGACAATTTGCTGTTCAACTAGATGGACTTGCAAAACTTACTGGTAAGCAAAGAAAAGAACTTGCTGACGAAATGAAAGCAAGACGTAGAGAAGGTGACGTACAAGCCTTCTTAATGGGGCAAAGTGCTGAAACTCAAGAACAGTTTATGTTGGCTACTCAGAAGATTAGAGACACTATGGGTCCTCAGTTTGAATCACTGTTCCAAGACTTGTTAATACGTGGTGCTCCGATTACTGAAGATACACGTAATGCATTTATTGCATTAGGTGGTAGTGCTGACGAATTTGAATCAACTGTTGCAAGTTTCCGTCAAGGCATGAACAGCAATGACTTTAGTTCTTTTAATAATTCGCTTACAGGCGCACAAGGTGCTTTCCTTGAAAACTTAAAAACTGACGAAGCTAGAACAATGGCTATGCAAAGTGGATTGAGCGGTGTTGCTGATGCTATGGCAAGTGCATATGAAAGCAGTTATAACTTTGCAAATGCAGTTGATGCAAGTGCTGAAGGTCAAGAATCAGCAACTCAAACTATACAAAATCTTCAAACACAAATATCAGAAGAACAAGTAAGACAAATGCAAGCCACAGGTGGACTGCTTGATAAAACAATCCAAATGCAAGAAGCACTAAGAGAGTTCACTATTGCAGCAACCACTGAAGTGTTGCCAAGACTAGAATCAATGGCTGTGCAGGGTATTGATATGTTCTTAGATAAACTTCCTCCTGCAAGTGAGATTGCAAGACAACTTACAAGTGGAGTTAACAGTTTATTCGATGCTGTATCAGGAGATAGAGGAATATTAAACGCATCAGTTCCTAATTTGATAGAAGCAGGTGACCAAGCCAACGTTGATGCAACAGGTGCAGCAGCTGAATCCATAGGTGCAGCAGTAGCAGATGGAACAGCAGAAGAAATTGATGCTACAACACAAGCATTAGCAGCCACAGAAGAAGAACTTGCAGCAAGAGTTGATGCAGCTAATCAAGCAGTAGTAGATGCTGAACAGCAACTTGCACAATTAACCGCAAGACAAAACGAAGCGGTAATGACTGGTCAAACTCAACAAGCTGAAGCACTTGGACAAGAGATTGAAGCAACTAGAGCAGAACTGAATTCAGCAATACAAGCCAGCGCACAAGCATTTACAAATGCAAGAGTAGCAGAATACCAACGCACAGGAGCTGCTCCAAGAGGATTTGCCGAAGGCGGTAGAATTCGTCCAGGTGAAATTGGAATGGTCGGCGAAGCTGGTGCAGAATTTATTGCAGGACCTGCACAAGTTATGAGTGCTAGGACTAGCATGGGTGTAATGGACAATCTAATGAAATCTATTAGAGCATTGGATACAAATGTTCAAACTCAGAATGAACAAGCGCAAAGTAGCATAAGTAATACTACAAGTTATGGAAATTTAGAACCTAAGTTTGATGCTATGATTGGGTTGTTATCGCAATTGGTAAATGTTGAAGTAGGATCAAGTCGTACAGCACAAAGAACATTCAAAGCAACACGAGGGTTACAAGGTAATATGTTAAGAGGAATAGGCGCATGAGTTGGAAAAAATATTTTACACCAGTTCCAACAGCAGACAACAGAAGCGGTAGTTATAGCCCGTTTAGCTTAAAAGGAATGGGCAATCCAGGGCCTGCTGCGGCTAACTATTCGTCGCATTTGCCTGATGTTTATGTTGGGTCACCTAATCGTATTGAACGTTATAATCAATACAATACAATGGATAGTGACAGTGAAGTTAATGCTGCATTAGATATTTTAGGCGAATTTACAACACAGAAAAACAAACAAAACAACACACACTTTAGTATTCATTTCAATGGAAAAGCGACAAATAGTGAAGTGCAAGTTCTTGGACAGTACTTACAACAATGGTGTAAATTAAATCAATTTGAAACACGTATGTTCCGTGTTATGCGCAATACTTTCAAGTATGGCGACCAATTTTTTATTCGTGATCCAGAAACACAAAAGTGGTTTCATGTAGATCCAAGTCAAGTTACAAAAATTATTGTTAACGAAAGCGAAGGCAAACAGCCAGAGCAATATGTTGTAAAAAATCTAAACTTTGTATTTGAAAACCTAAGTGCAACACCTCTTAACACACAAAACAGTTATGGTCCAGGTGGCACCAATGGTTATCAACAAGTTAAACAACAAGGTATGACTGGTAACAATCATACACCAAGTGGAAACACAAGTAGATTTGCAACAGAACAAGATGAAACCTATGTTGATGCTCAACACGTTGTTCATTTGTCAATGAGCGAAGGACTTGATCAAAACTATCCATTTGGCAACAGTTTGCTTGAAAGTATTTTCAAAGTTTACAAGCAAAAAGAATTATTAGAAGATGCGATTATTATCTATCGTGTCCAACGTGCGCCAGAGCGCAGAGTATTCTACGTTGATGTGGGCAACATGCCTTCGCACCTTGCTATGCAGTTTGTGGAGCGTGTTAAAACGGAAATACATCAAAGACGAATCCCATCCAAGACAGGTGGTGGCACAAATGTTATAGACTCATCATATAATCCACTGTCAATCAACGAAGACTACTTCTTTCCACAAACTGCTGAAGGGCGTGGATCAAAAGTTGAAACTCTACCAGGTGGCACAAACTTAGGAGAGATTGATGATCTTAGATACTTCACCAACAAATTGGTTAGGGGTTTGCGTATTCCTTCAAGCTACCTTCCTACTGGGGCTGATGATGGTGCATCACAATACAATGACGGGCGAGTGGGCACAGCATACATTCAAGAATTAAGATTCAACAATTATTGTCAAAGACTACAAGCAAACGTTGAAGAAGTTTTCAATAGAGAATTCAAATTGTATTTGCGTTCCAAAGGTGCAAACATTGATTATTCAATGTTTGACTTAAAACTTACACCACCGCAAAACTTCGCAGCATATAGACAAGCAGAACTTGACAACAACAGAATAGGAACGTTTACACAAATGGCTGCTATACCTTATATTTCAAATAGATTTGCTATGTCACGTTTCTTAGGACTTAGCGAAGAGGAGATTGCTGACAACGAACGTCTATGGAGAGAAGAGAATGATGAGAACCTAACTGATCTAGTTACAGATGACTTAGGTGGTGAAATGCGTATGGCTGGACTCAGCGGTGCTGACCTAGCTGGAGACGCAGGTGGACTTGAAACTGATTTAGGTGGTGACTTGGGCGGCATTGATGGCGGCACTGGAGAAGCACCGGCAACAAATACAGAAAATGATTTAGGAGCGGCGCCCTCAGCTAATCCGGCGCAAACTATATAAATAATAATATGATACTACGTGAACTATATTACTTTGATGATAAAACAATGGAACCTGTTGAGGATCATACCTATGATGCAGAAGACGATAAAAGTGTGATTAAAGTTGACGACGAACGTAAAAGTAGATTAACACTTAAAGATATAAACAAAGCACGTAAAGCAAGTGATAATCACAAAGTTGAAAGCGAAAAAGAATTAAACTTCATTAGACAAATGTACGGATTAGCAGCACAGGCAGCAGCCGGCGGAATTTAATGAGCAACATAGCCTTTGTGTTAGGTAACGGCACAAGCCGTAAACATATACCATTAGAACCTTTGAAAAAACACGGAAAAGTATACGGATGCAATGCACTGTATAGAGAATTTGCACCTGACCATTTAGTTGCAGTTGATACAAAAATGATAATTGAAATATCAGAAACAAAGTATCAATTACAATATAATGTTTGGAGTAACGCTAACAAACTTACACAAAAAACTGCTGGAATTAAATTAATGGAACCTAATAAAGGTTGGAGTAGTGGACCTACTGCAATGCTACTTGCAAGCCAACATGGATACAGAACAATATATGTTTTAGGATTTGATTATGTTGGATTAGGTGACAAGCAAGAAAAAGTAAACAATCTATATGCAGGTTCAAGAAACTACAAACAAACCAATGACAGAGCAACGTATTATGGCAATTGGACTAGGCAAACTATGCTGTGTGCAAATATGTTTCCAAAGACTAAATACGTTCGAGTAGTTCCTAAAGAAGACTTTTTTGTTCCTGATTATCTGAAAGGATTACACAATTTTGAACATATTACAAGCGAAGTTTTTAGGAAAACTTTCGCTTGATACCTGCACATATTATAAAATGTGCAGTTTTGACCCCATTTTAAGCGTATATTTCCAATAAAGTGTAAATATAATTGACAGCCTTGACAAAGAAGGAGAATGACATGACTGATCGCAACAAGTTTGAAGAAATGCTTGAGCGCCTAGTGAACGAAGATCGCGAAGGTGCAGAAGAGCTTTTCCATGAAATCGTGGTAGAAAAATCACGTGATATTTACGAAACACTTCTATCTGAAGAAACAGAAGAAGAAGTAGACGAAGCTACTGATGAAGAAGTAGATGAGTCAGAGGAAGATCTAGACGAAGCAACTGACGAAGAAGTTGATGAGTCAGAAGATGACCTAGATGAAGCAACTGACGAAGAAGTTGAAGAAGGTATCTTTGACGAAGGTGATCCAGCAGATGACCTAGGAATGGATATTGAAATGCCAGACGCAGGCGACGATATGGACATGGACATGGGCGGCGATGACGACATGGGTATGGACGACGACGAAGGCGATGTAGAAGATCGTGTTGCAGACCTAGAAGATGAACTAGAAGCACTAAAAGCTGAATTTGAAGCACTAATGGGTGACGAAGAAGGCGGCGAAGATGATATGGACATGGATATGGACATGGATATGCCAATGGACATGGATTCAGAAGAAGGTGACGACGACGAAGAAGAAATGGAAGCGTTTGAAGCATCTGACGAAGAAGTCGAAGAGTCAAAAATGCCAAAGTCAGAAACAGAAATCATGCGTGAATACGTAACAAAAATGTCAGACGAGCCAAAGAAAGGTGACAACGGCGCAAACGCAAAATCACCAGTAGCTGGCAAAAATGATATGGGTGGTACATCAGCAAATATCGCAAAAGGCGGCACAGCCGACAACGGCGGTACAGCTGGCGGTTTAGCTAAACCAACAACCACTGAAGATGACGCAGGGAATGTTAACGTTCCAGGCGGTAACGGTGCTACTAAAATGGCATCACAACCTGGCCACGGCGCTGAGAAAAAGGGCAAGCCAGAGCAAGCAGCTAATAAAAAATCAACTATTGGCAGCTAATTAGAGGACTGACGTATGAAACTACTAAACGAACACTTGAGTTTCGACCAGGCTAAAATTGTTGTTGAGTCTGCCAACGAAGGCAAAGATCTTTATATGAAAGGTATTTGCATTCAAGGCGGAGTACGCAACGCAAACCAGCGTGTTTATCCCGTTAACGAGATTGGCAGGGCTGTCACCACACTCAATGAACAAATTAGTGGTGGCTACTCAGTGTTAGGC